ATAGGTGCGGGAGGAGGCGGAGGAAACCATTCGATTGATTCTGCTTCGGCGGTTAATTGTCTTTGTAGTGCGTCTTTTATTAAAGTTGTGGTTGTTCCTGTATACCCATAATTTGCGACATACAATCTATCATCTGCTATTTCTTGTATGCTATTTGCTGTTGTTTTGGGTCCATTTGGGTCAGAAGTTGTAGGATATCTAAATTCTACTGCATTTTTGTCATTTATTCTATACTCTAAATTTCTTACTGCACTATTTGCACTATTTGTATTTAATTTGGACCAATCTTTTTGTATATTGTCTTTTTTGGTATTTGATGGTGGAGTAGAAATTTTAATCGGTCCATTTAAAATGCTTTTAGTTTTAGGGGACCAAATAGTGACATTGTTTGCCGGAGTTGCCATCAGAAATCCCTCCACATAAGGGACAATGTTATCTCAATTTTTCGTAGAGTATGAGACATTTATATTAGTTTTATATTTATTTATCGCCTTGAAATAAAGACAGGATAAAAAGAAGGAACTCTCAGAACATACTCCAATTCTTGTGGTTTAATTCTATAAAACATTGACTGGATTCTGGCATAATTATAAGTTCTGATAGGACTTTCAATATATTCTGGTCTTCTTTCCCAATGATAATTAACTCCTTGATAGTATCCTTTCCCTTTTTTGACTATTAAACTTACTGGATGGACATCGTACCACTTCCCCTCAGTGATCGCAATATACTTAAATGTATAAATTTTCCCAATCTCTACCGATTCTTCTGTTCTTCCCATTCTCGCAAGAATATCAACTAAAGCATCAAAGTAAAAATTAGGAGATCTATTTTTTGGAAGATTGTCGATTAAATTTTTGAAGCTGTAGAACTCTTCTTTTTGTTGTTCTAATTGTTTTCTTTTTTTATCTAGTTCACCGTAAACATAAACTCTTGCTCCTCCCTTTCTGAGCTTTCCTTCTTCGAAATTTAATTCTTCTTCTTGTCTTTGAAGTTTTCTTTCAGTGGATTTAGTTAATTCCGAAAACCATTTTCTGACTGTTCCAAATATGGCCCAAAGTCTACGAGCTTGATTGTTTAGTGGTCTGAACATTTCTTAGATTCCAAGTTCTTTTTCTGTAATTATCTTGAATATAATTCCATTTTCTTGACAGAATCTTTCTGCTGCTTCCCATTTTGCCTGATTGACTTGATATGTTTTCATCTCATTCAGCCAGGTTTTAGTTTTCTTTTTTGGAGTTGGGTTTGGTTGAATTGTTTGTCGTTTGGGTTTTATTTCTATTAGATACTTTTTGATCTCTCCATTTGACTCTTTAATTTTAATAAAAAGATCCGGAAAATATCGATGTGTTTTTCCTGTGGCTGGATTTCTATATGGGATCCAACCTTCTTCGGATCCCCAAGAAATAATGCTCTCAGATAAGTCACACCATTTGAATGCTCTTAGTTCATAAGACGATCGATATACTATGTTTCTGGGATCTCCAGCATACTTTTCTGGATTTGATGGTGGATAGAATCCTTGTATATAATTCTTTGCCAACTTCTAAATAATATATAAAGGTTAAAAATATTTAGATGGCAATCGTAGGACCAAGGCCATATAAACTAGACGATATAAAGTCAAAGCTTTTACGCCCAGCTTTGACTTCACATTTCCAATTTCAAGTAAATATTCCACCAAGTCTGTCAAAATGGTACTCAGATAAAAGAACAGCATTCAGTCAAAGTCCGGATGCTACTTTTGATCAAGAGTTAATTAATTTGTCGTGTTGTGATGCTACTCTTCCTGGGTCAACTTTGTATACTCATGATGTAACGGATTATACTGGAGTTACAGAAAAGATTCCGTATAGAAGAGTGTATGATGATCGTGCCGATTTTACTTTTTATGTTGATAGCAATTATGAGGTAATTAAATTTTTTGAGTTTTGGATGCAATATATTGTTGATGAACAGTATGTAGATATCGACAATTTAGGATTAGAAAGTAAAAGATATTCTTATAGAATTAATTATCCAGATGGAAATGATGGTGGTGACAGATCACAATATAGAACAAACATAAGTCTTACGAAATTCGAAAGAGATTATGGTGGGTTACAGGGACAACCAAATTCTATTAATAGAAGTAAAAATTTAAGTTATGTTTTTATTGATGCATATCCCATGTCTATTATGTCCATGCCGGTTTCTTATGAGGCATCGCAGGTATTGAAGTGTACTGTATCGTTTGCTTATACTCGTTATATTGTTAGTTCTAGTAAAATTGATCAAATTGTCGCGCCAAATCCAACACAACAAACACCAAAATTTGGCCCAGCCTTTGGTACTGACCAAGAATTCTTCAATGGGTTAAACCGAAGGTAAATAAATAATCAAACGAATTTAATATTATTCATATAATATGCCTTTACCTAAGATTGTTGCACCAGTTTTTGATCTGGATTTGCCATCAACCGGACAAACAATTAAATATAGACCATTTCTCGTAAAAGAAGAAAAACTTCTTTTACTTGCATTGGAATCAGAAGATACAAAACAAATTACTACAGCAATCAAAACTGTAATTAAAAATTGCATCGAGACAAAAGGTATTAAAGTAGAATCCCTTCCTACTTTTGATATCGAATATTTGTTCTTGAATATTCGTGCTAAATCAGTTGGCGAAGAAGTAGAGCTTTCCATCATTTGTCCTGATGATGGAGAAACTACAGTTCCAGTAAAAATTAATATTGATGATATCCAAGTCCAAAAAAATAAAGACCATACAAACAAAATTAAAGTTGATGATTCAATTATGATGGAAATGAAGTATCCATCTCTGGAGCAGTTCATCAAAAACAACTTTGATTTTTCTGATCAAAATGCAACAGAACAGTCATTTGAAATGATTGCTGATTGCGTCGATAAAATTTATACGGAAGAAGAAGTCTGGACATCTTCTGATGTGACTAGAAAAGAAATTACAGAATTTTTGGATCAGATGAATTCTACACAATTCAAAGAAATCGAAAAATTCTTTGAGACTATGCCGAAATTATCCCATACGGTAAAAGTAAAAAATCCAAATACAAAAGTCGAATCTGAAGTTGTTCTTGAAGGGTTATCAAGTTTTTTCTCATAGGAATGTCCCATATGGACCTTGAAAACTATTTCAAGTTAAATTTCTCGATGATGCAGTATCATAAATATTCTTTGACTGAGATTGAAAATTTAATGCCATGGGAAAGGGACATCTATGTGGCATTATTAAATCAACATTTAGAGGAAGAAGAGGCAAAATTAAAAAAGGCATCCCTATAAAGTAAATGGCAAAGAAATGGTCTATTGATACTATTAAATTTCCTAGAAATAGGTCAAAAAACTATGCCATAATTTTTGCCAAAAACTTAGGAATCAATGAGACTGCAGATCCTGAACTATATTATTATGTTGTAAAATGGTATGTGGAAACAAATCCAGGAGATGAGTTTCCCATATCAGAAAATGAATATGACGAATTTGAAGAAGATTCTTTGGAAGGGGACTTTGGTAAAGTCCATGATAAAGTATTAAAACAAGTAGAAGCATATCAAAAAGAACAGAAGAAAAATAAAAAACCAACAGCATCAAAAAGACCACCAAAAGCACCAAATAAAAAACCAACTCCTCCTAGAAGAACTACACCAACTCCTCCTGCCCAACAAAAACAAGATAACCAGGACGATGAAGATGAGGAAACTAAGGACAAAATCGAAGAACTTTTAGGAGAAATACAAAGAGCAGGAAGACAACCACAAAGAAGACAGCCAACCCCAAGATCAGCAAGAAGGTTTGTTCAACCATCTCAGCCTAGATTCAGAACTCGTAATGTAAACATTGGCAGAGCAATAACACAAAGATCTCGTGCCGTTACTGGTGGTGGAAATCAGCCTCCAATAGGTCCTACAGGAGCTTCTAGTGCCCTCTCAGGTGGAGGAGATGCTCCAGTCATACAAATACTATTAAAGATACAAAAATCAGTAGACAATATATTAGCTTCTCTTTCTTCCCAAAGAGCAACTACAATAAGAACACAAAGAACCACAAGAATTACAGAAGAACAAAAAAAGAGACAAGAAGCAGAAAGTGCTCTAGAATCTTCTGCAAAAAAAACTTATGCCGCATTTGAAAAGGTTATATCTCCAGTAAAAGGTATATTGGATCGTATTTTTGATTTTATATTTTATACTCTACTAGGAAAGGCTTTCACTGAACTAGTGAAATGGATTTCGGATCCAAAGAATAAAGAAAAAATTGAATCCTTAAAACGATTCTTTAAAGATTGGTGGCCAGCAATACTCGGGACTTTTATATTATTTGGGACAAGATTTGGTAAGTTTATAAGATCTACAGTCGGTCTAGCAATCAATCTTACCAAATATATTCGTGCAATTGGAATACCTGGTATATTAAAACTATTGAAAACATTTGGAGTTCGTTCTTTATATACTGGTGCTGCAGTTGCTGCAGCGTATGGTGGATATCAACTATTGAAACAAAAAGAAGGGCCAGATCAGACAAGAAAGTTAAAGCCAGAAGAACCAAAGAAACAAGAAAATCAAAGAACAAAACCTCAACCACTTCCATCATCTTATGCATTTAGAAGTGGTGGAATGATACCTAAAAATCAATCAAGTTCTATGGGAATAGAACAGATAGCAACTGATGGAAGTCAGCAAATTACTCGTGATTCTGGATTGAATATTACTGGTGCTGGACCAGATACTCAATTAGTTGCTGCTAGACCAGGAGAAATTGTATTGACTCCAGAAGATGCAAAGAAAGTAGAGAGTCAGACTGGATTGAATTTATACAAATTTGTGTCTGGTAGAAATCCAAAATTTGCTAATAATATTCAACTCGCAAATCAAGGCGGTGTAGTTGGACCAAAATTAACTCCAGCAGATTATAATTCTTTACTTGCAATTTCGGCATTAGAAGACACCACGCCACAAGGAAGAGCTGATGTTGCACAATCAATT